AGAATATGAGAACTATGAGATTGCTCACTTCCGTTTAAATAATGATTCTAACTTCTTACCTTATGGTAAATCAATGTTAGAAGGTGGTAGAAGAGTTTGGAAACAATTAATGTTGATGGAAGATGCAATGTTGATTCATAGAGTAATGAGAGCTCCTGAAAAGAGAATTTTCAAAGTGGATGTTGGTAATATTCCACCAAACGAAGTGGATAACTACATGCAAAAAATTATCAATGGTTCTAAAAAAGTTCCATTTATAGATGAAAGAACGGGTGAGTACAATTTGAAATATAATATGCAAAACTTAATTGAAGATTATTATATGCCAGTTCGTGGTAGTGATAATGGCACTTCAATTGATACTTTGAAAGGATTGGAATATAATATGACTGATTACCTTAACTACTTAAAAGGTAAGTTGATGGCAGCATTACAGATTCCAAAAGCATATTTAGGATACGAAGAAGATACAAATGGTAAAGCGACGCTTGCAGCAATGGATGTTAGATTTGCAAAAACAATTGAAAGAATACAAAGAGTTATCATTTCCGAATTAACAAAGATTGCAATTATACATTTATATGCACAAGGTATAGATGACGATAGATTAACTAATTTTACATTAGAATTAACTATTCCATCAAAAATATACGAACAAGAGAAAATTGAATTGTATACTTCTAAAGTTCAATTGATTACATCAATGCAACAAACCAAAATGTTCTCCAAAGAGTGGATGTATCAGGCTATTATGGGATTAGCTAAAGATGAACAAGATGATTTAACATTACAAGTGTTAGAAGATACAAAACAACAATTCCGTTTAACATCAATTGAAACACAAGGTGTTGACCCTGCAAAGGAAACCGGAACCGACGGCCCTACAAATATAGAAGAAGAATTGAATAAATTAAAAACCGAATTAGAAGAAGATAATGTAGGTAGACCAAAAGACCCTGTTAGATATGGACATGATGACCATCCAGACGGCAGAGACCCATTGGGAATAAAGACGCTTAAATCAAAAGAAGGCTCCGTTAAAAAATACGTTCCAAAAAATTCATATTTAGAGATATTTAAAGATATGAATGGTAATAAAAAAAAGATTTTAACAGAGAATTTAGATAAAGAGTAGTATTCTCATAGAAAAATATATTTATATCTGACAAATTATACAAATTGATGAAAAAAATAAAGCATTCAAAGTTTAAAAATACTGGATTTATATTTGAATTATTAGTAAGGCAAATTACTTCGGAAATCATGTCTGCTAATAAATCCGTTGCTGAAAAAATATTAAAAGAACATTTTAATTCTAAAAAAGAATTATCTAAAGAATTGAAATTGTATCAATATCTTATTAACGAAAAATATAATTCAGAAAGCAAAGCTGAACAATTTATCAATACGATATTAGAAGCTCGTAAAAAATTAGATGAAACGAAACTTACAAGAGAAAAATACAATCTTGTAAAAGAAATTAAAGAAACATATAATTTGGATGAATTTATAAAATCTCCAATTTCTAATTATAAAACTTTAGCAAGTATTTATAAAATATTTGAAACAGTTACAAGTGATGAACAATTTGACCCAACGGATGTAGTATCATCCCGTTTTACTATTGCAGAAAATATTATCAATTCTTCTATCCAAAATAAAGATGCAAAAATCAAAGATATGGTTTTGGAAGAATATAGAAAGCAAGATGAAGATTTAAGAGCAGTATCTTATAAATTATTAATAGAATCATTTAATAACAAATATAAAAATCTTACTAATGAACAAAAATCATTATTAAGAGAATATATTAATAATATCAACAATACTGGTAAATTAAATGAATATGTTTCAAATGAAGTAACTAATTTAGTTAATAATTTAAAAGAAGTTGGTTCAAAAATTTCTGACAAAGTTACAAAAATCAAATTAGCAGAAACAATTTCAAATATTAAAAAAATTAAATCTGTTAAAAAGATTAAAGAACAGCATTTGTCAGCAATGATGATGACTTATGAATTATTAAGTGAATTAAAACAATCGTTAAAAAAATAAAAAATGACAAATTATAGAATTTTCAAAGTTAGTACATTCACATCGGGTAGTTCCGTTACTAAAATAGGTAGACATGATACGACTGGGAATTATGATAAAGCTTGGGGTATATTGTTGCCGGTTGGTATAGCTACAACAGGTAGTGTATCGGTAGAAGGTGGTGGTACATTATCTCTACAAACACTAATACCAGGCCAAGTGTATCCGTGTCATCCAGTAGGAATTCAATTATCCGCAGGAACTGCATCCGTATTATCATAATAAATTTATAAAAATGCCAGCAGTATCTAAAGCACAACAAAAATTTATGGGAATGGTTCACGCCGCTCAAAAGGGTGATATGGAAAATCCATCTCCTGAAGTTTCTAAAGCAGCCGATTCAATGTCTGACAAAGATGCTAAAGATTTTGCATCAACATCTCATAAAGGATTACCTGATAAAAAAACAGAACAAATCAACAAACTTAAAGAAATCATTCGTAATATGATTAGAGAAAGAATGATTGATGAAATGAATACAACGGGTGGTGTTGAAGGATATAATACCCCATTTGCATTTAGTGGTAAAGGTGGTGAAAAGAAAAAAGGAAAAAAGCAAGCAGACTTAACTGGATATACCGTTGTTAGTGAAAATCGTTGGTTAGAATTAAAACAAGATGAATCGACTGCACAAGCAAAAATTGGTAGAGGTATATCTAATATCAACAAACAATTAAGAGAGATGGAAAGATTTCTTAATTGGTATGGTAAAATTAAGAATGAAAGTGGAGTAAATAATAAAAGTTATTGGAAAAGGACAAATAGTCATATTTATAGTATAAAAGAGAGATTGATTAAATTAGACCAAAAAATCAGACAAATATCAGAATAATGAAACATAATGAATTAAAAGAACTTATACGTCAAGTAGTTAAAGAAGAAAGTGACTACCAACAATTATTTAAACATATGTTAGATAGAACAGGTAAGTCTATTCCTGATATGTCAGATGCTGAAAAGGTTAAATTCTTTACTGCGGTAGATAAAGCAACTAAAGCAAAATCTGAAGGTAAATTAACAGGATACAACGAAGCTGAATTATCTGCAGGCCAAAAGAAAATTGATGTGGATGGTGATGGTGAAATAGAAGGAAGTGACTTAGCTAAGTTAAGAAATAAAAACGAAGCTATTCAAAAAAAAAAGTAAATGAAAATCTTGCAATTGGACTACTAACAACATTAGCTAGTATTATAATTGGTAAGATTATTTTTTATTATATTGTAGATTTGGGAGAAAAAGGAATGAGATATTTCCAAGGAAAGCCAAACTATAAAAAAGAGGTTAAAAATATTTTAGATTCAATTTCAAATAATAAAAATGTAATTGAAGATATATCTAAAATAATTGACCCGAAAAAAGGAATTGACAATAGTACCGCTGAGGATATTGTTAATATGGGATATATTAAGACACAGATAATAAAATTGGTCGATAGTACAAATGGTGAGTTGGATGAAACTGAATTGAAAAATCAATTAAAGACTATACTTGTCAAATCTTGGACACCAATGAGTAATGTGGCAATTGAAAAAGTAAAAAAGGATTTAAAATAATGAATAAAGGATTATTAATAGAAACACATTTGTTTGAAGCAAAACTTCAACAAGAAGAAAATGGAACCTATTTGGTTAAAGGAATCCTACAAAGAGCAGGTGCTCCAAATCAAAATAATAGAAGATACCCAAAAGAAATCCTAGAAAGAGAGTGTGAAAAATATCAACAACTCATTAAAGAACGTAGAGCATTGGGTGAATTAGACCATCCAGAATCTCCGGTTATCAATTTAAAGAATGTATCACATAATATTAGAGAAATCTATTGGGAAGGTGATGATGTGTGTGGTGTAGTAGAAATCCTTTCAACTCCATCTGGTAATATCTTAAAAGAATTATTAAAAAATAATATTCGTTTAGGTATTTCATCAAGAGGATTGGGTTCGGTAAAAGAATTGAGAGACGGAACTGTAATGGTAGCAGAAGATTTTGAATTAGTTGGGTGGGACTTTGTAAGTAACCCATCTACACATGGTGCATTTATGGCTCCTATGAACGAATCAAAACAATGGGCAAAAGTAGCCGAAGAATGTGGTAAGTGGTGTAAGTCACAAGATTTAATGAGAGAAATTATAATTGAACTTAATTAATATGGCAAAGTTAGTAAACTTAATACCTGGTAGAGAAATCAATTCAAAACCAACAATGAAAGAAGAATTGGATGATATGGATGTGAATCTACCATCACAATTAGAAAGATATTTAGATAAAACTATTGGTGTAATTAAAAGATATAATTTATCAAGAGCAAAGGAACAATTTGTAATTGCAAAACTAATCGACGCATTGGGTATGAATCCATCACAATTATCATCAGCAGTAGCTAGATTAAAAAGATTCAAAATAGTTCGTAAATAAAATAATATGATAAAGTTAAAAAATATATTAAGAGAAACCGAAGAATTTCAACAACTTCCAACTGAATTGAAAAAACATTTCTTAGAAATTATTTCAACATATGGTCAACATAGAGAAGGAATGAGTAGAAAATCCGATATTATGCAAATTGCAGAAACATTAGGTGGAATTGCAGATGCGGCACAAGAATACACATTAAGAGAAGGTGGTGATTGGTTCGATAGAGTTACAATCAAACGTAATATGAACGAATTGAAAAAATTACAAACCGGATTTGAAAAAGAAGCAGTTGAAGCAAAAGCACAACAACAAAGATTAGAAGCACTATATGAAGATATGGGCCACGTTTTAGGAAGATACTTTGAAATAGCAGATTTATCCGAAGATGTAATGAAACAAAGATTAGGATTACAAGAATGTAAAACTTGTAAATAAATGCAAAAATTATCTGATTTAGTTAATGAAAAATACAAAACTGACAAAACAATTGTTAGTAAAGAAAATTCATTGCCTAAAACTAAATTAGAAGAAAATTTATTAACTGCAATTTTAAAACCATTAGGTATATATTTTGTATTTACATGGTTAGGAAATCTTTTAATCAAATTGGGTGATTATATGGATGGTGGTGTTGATAGTGCCATTATCAAAGCCCAAAGAGAAATTGTTAAAAATGTTGGTGGAAACGATATAACAAATCTTATAAATGTAGCATATTCTAATGGTGCATCCCCTGCTAAATTGGCAAAAATATATGTAAACAATTCCGAAACACAAAGAGAAATTAATAAATTCAAAAGTGACAAAAAGGTAATAGAAGCCGGTGGAATACAAGAATTGGAAAATCAATTATTAAAAACAATGACCAACGCATATGCGGATGTAGATTTACAAAGAAAAAGTGTTAAAGACTTACAAAAGAAATTAAATTAAAATGGAACAACTAGCATCATTGTTATTACATAGTAGAACACAGGCACATTCATTTCATTTAGGACAAAGAGGTGTTGGTTCATTATCTGCACATTTAGCATTGGGAGCATACTATGATTCAATTGGTGGTATCGTTGATGGATTAGTAGAAGCATATCAAGGACAATATGGTTTAATTAAATTACAACCTGTTAGTGGTTTAGATACAAACAACGATGTCAAAAATGTAATCAGTTATTTTGACAAATTGATTGCAGCAGTTGCAAAATTGAGACAAGAGAAAAAATTACAAATGAGTTGGTTACAAAACGACATAGATACGGTTGTAACTTTATTATACTCAACAAAATATAAATTGGTTAATTTACAATAGAAGGATGTTAATAGTTAGTGTTAAAGGTGGAAATATAGAGTGGGCAATAAAGGACTACAAAAGAAAAGTTCAGTCCACAAAACAAATAGAAGAATTTAGAGAAAGGAAGAACTTTATCAAACCTTCTAAAAGAAAGAGGTTACAAAAAGAAGAAACTATAAGAAAAAACAAACTATTTTAGTAGTTTTCTTTAGTTTTCTAAAAAATTTACATATATATTATCAAATATCTTATTTTTTATTATAAGATTACAGACAGAGTTGATTAATGAATACCCTTCTTATAAGGTGTGACCGAACAATCAACATAATTACATTGGAGTTCCTAAGAGAATAACTTCACAAACAAATTTAAGGAAAAAACAAGATGGCAAATTCAAAATTATTGAAAGAAGCAATCGCTGATGCCAAAGCCGTTAAAGAAACTGCTTTAGCAAACGCTAAAATCGCTCTTGAAGAAGCATTTACTCCAAGACTTCAATCTATCTTATCTCAAAAGATGAGAGCAGAAGCTGAAGAAACAGAGAAAGATGACACAGAAATCAAGAACGAAGAATTAAAGTCTGATGGTATCGGTTCTAAAGTAGACGCAGGATACGCTGAGACTCCAGGTGCACAACCATCTTACGATGCAATTACTGATTTATCAGTAGGTGTAAAGAAAGATAGTGGCAAACCTGAACAAGCTGGTACTGACTATAAGAAAGTAGCAGACATTTCTGAAGAAGAAAATCCATTCGCTGACAAAGAAGATGACAAAGATGCAGAAATTGCAGAATTGAAAGCTAGACTTGCAGAATTAGAAGGTGAAGATTCTGAGGAAGAAAATCCATTTGCGAAAGCAGAAGGTGATGATGACCAATCTGATATGGGCGGAGACGACCAATTCGGTGGTGATGACCAATTCGGTGGTGATGACCAATTCGGTGGTGATGACCAATTCGGAGATGATAACAACGAAGACGATTTAGACTTAGAAGCTATCATCAGAGAATTAGAAGCTCAATTGGGTGATGACGATTCTGAAAAAGAAGAAGGCATGTACGAAGCAGAAGAAGAAGAAGAAGCTAAAAACGAAAATTTAGCTGATGGTTCTGAAGCTGGTACTGACAAAGGTGAAACACCAAAAGTTGTTGTAACTAATGAAGCTGAAGAAGATGACAAAGATGTTGTTGACTTAGAAGAAATCTTACGTGAGATGGAAGCTGACATGAAAGATGACAAAGACAAAGTTGATGAAGAAAAAGAAGAAGATGAGAAAGAAATGAAAGTTGAATTAAATGAAGCTTACAAAGTAATCAAATCTT